TCGGATTTCGCGCGCTGTTTCAGCGCCGATCTGCTTACCTACGCGGCGTGCGTCTTCTTCGGAGCCGTCGCCGTTATAGGTCACATAGACAATGATTCCGTTGTCGTTGGTAATGGTCTGCGAGTGGTTACTGCCGCCAGAACCGGAGTTTGCTGTGAGCGCGAGCTTACTGCTGAGTCCGCCGACTTCGGTCGCGACAGAGATATTCGCATCATCGATCAAGTCTTGAAGCTGGGCGCGCATATCGTCGGTCAGCTCAGGCACGGCCTGGTCGACGCCCTTGCCGATTCCAGGAGGAATCCAGCGGCCGACCTCTTTGGCGAATACCTTAGACGGAGAGGAGACGCCGAGCGCAGACTTGATCGTGTTGAGCGCGCTGTTCGCGACGTTCTTCGCGGCCTGAACGAGCGTGCCGACCGCGTTCGAGACGCCGTTGGCGATACCCTCGATGATATTGCGGCCGAGGTCAAGCCAGTTGGTATTTGTGATCGTGTCCCATACCTGGCTGACAAGATCGCTCGCGGCCTGTCCCAGGTTGGAAAACAGGCTCTTGATACCCTCAATGATCTTCGTGAGGATTTCCGAGCCCTTCTTAAACCACTCAGTATTTGTGATCTTGTCGGTGATCTTCTTGACAAGATCGCTCGCCGTTTGAGCCAGGTTCGTAAAGATGCTCTTAATGCCGTTGATGATCTTTGTGAGGACCTCAGCGCCCTTCTGGAACCACTCTGTATTTGTGATCTTATCCCAGATAGTCGAGACGATCTTGCCTGCGGCCTCGAAGAGCGAGCCGATCAAGGAAAGAATACCCTTGACGAGCGACTCGAGAATCTTCGCGCCGAGCGCGAGCCAGTCGGTTTCAAAAATCGTGTCGACCAGAGCATCCACGAGATCAAGCGCGGCGTCGATAAGATCGGGCAGTGCCTCGATCAAGCCTTCGGCGATTGCGAGGGTCAGCTCGATCGCAGCGTCGACCAGGAGCGGCAAATTGTCGAGCAAGCCCTGCGTGAGAGCGTTTAAGAGCGTGATCGCGCACTCAATGATCTGCGGCAGGTTATCAAGAATCGCGGTAACGAGATTCTCAATAATGACGGGCGCAGCCTCAATGATAACCGGCACCGCCGCAATTAGGCCCTCGACGAGACCGGTCAGCAGCGCGAGCGCGGCGTCGATAAGAGCGCTGATATTCTCTGTGCTGAGAAGGCCTTCAACAAACTGCAAGACCGCCTCGACCGCGGCAGGAATCAGTGTGGGCGCCTCTTTCGCGAGATTGTCCGCAAGAGTTGTGATGATCTCAAGAGCCGCAAGCGCCAGGTCTCCGAGAATGGAGCCGAGGCCGTTGAGTAAGACCTTGCCGATCTCGATCGCGCTGTCAACGAGCGTCTTCTTGTTCTTGAGCAGGCCGGAGATCAAGCTCTTAATGACCTTGACGCCGATGTCAATAAACTTCGGAAGCTCGCTCGTGATCTTGAGGAGAACCTCGGAGAGCACGTCGCCCGCAGCCGAGACAAGGCCTTCCAGGCCATTCTCGTTGAGCGCCTCGGAGAGCTGCCCGACGAGCTCGGTTGCAAACTGGACCGTATCACGGAGCGGAGCCTGCAGGTTTTCATATACGCCGATGCCGAGCCCCTCGAGGGCCGACTTCATAATCGTAATATCGCCTTGCAGGTTGTCGAGCTGTGTGTCGGCCATGTTCTGCATGGCGCCCGCGCTATCGTCGATTGCCGCGGCCAGGTTATCAAACTCTTCGCCGCAGCCGGCGAGAAGAGCCTGCGCAGATTTCAAGTCGACTTTATTAAAAATCTCGTTGAGAACCTTTGTCTTCTCGCCCTCGGTCATGCCCGACAGCGCGGAGTCAAGATCGCGGAAGACCTCATTGAGCGGACGCATATTGCCGGCCGCGTCATAGACTTCCAGACCCAGGGCCGACATAGCATCCGCGGCTTTATCCGTAGGCGCGGACAAAGCGAGAATAACATTTCGTAAAGCCGTGCCGCCCTCGGCGCCCTTAATGCCTCGGTTTGCGAGGACACCGAGCGCTGCGTTCAGCTCAGTTGTGCCGCCGGCCAGGCTCTTCGCCGTGCCGCCGACAGTAAGAATCGCCTCGCCGAGCTGGCCGACGCTGGTATTTGCCTTGCTGGCGGTTTTCGCCATCTTATCGCCGAACTCGGTCAGATTTGCGCTGCTTGCCTCAATACCGAGCGCGGCCATTGCGTCGGTCGCGAGGTCGGAAGCGTAGGCGAGGTCAAGGCCACCTGCAGCGGCCAGGTTCAGAACCGAAGGCAGAACGTCCGCGGAGGTCGCAGCGTCGTAGCCGGCCAGAGCCAGATAGTTTAGAGCGTCGGCGGCCTCGGACGCGCTGAACGCGGTCGTTGCACCTGCGTCTTTTGCGGCCTGGGATAACAGCTCAAACTCTTCCGAGCCATTGCGAATGTCCTCGACCGTGAGGCCCATTGTTGCCGCAACCTGCGACATACTGGATTCAAAACCAGAGCCGACCTTCACGGCGGCGGTGGCTACGCCGGCAACGGCGGTCGTAACAGCCGCAACCGCAGTCGTAACACCCTTTAGGGCGGTAGAGGCAATACTGCCAAGACCAGAGAGAGCGCTTTTGAATTTACTGGAATCGCCCTCAATGTCGATAATGACGGAGCCGTCATTTGCCATGTTTCCACCACCTTTTCAGTGGCGTCATCGGCAACTAAGGCAACTACTTGACGCGAATCTCGAATAATTTCTTACAATTTCGGCCCTTGCAGCGAACAAAAACGCCTGCGCACTTCGCGTCGGGCGCGAGGTACACAGGCATTTCATATCCACAAAAAGGGCACTTGAGCTTTACGCGCTCAGGCTTTTCCTTTTCCATAAACCTCCTTGAAACGATCGGCAACATATCTCTTGATCGCGGCGTCGCGCTCGCTGAGAGTCAACTTGTGATCGACTGCACCGCGCTCGGGAATTGCGTACTTTGCGCGCCGAGTCTCAAACTGCTTTTTCTGCTTGGCACTCATGCCTTCCGTGCTGCCGGTCCGGTAATAAACGCGCTGCTTGAAGGGGGTATCGTCAGGAAGCCCGAGCATCAGCTCGCGGAAGGCCCACCAGTGAAGGTCCTCCTGCAAGAGGTCGATGCCGTAGGCCTCGCGGAATGAGGTATAGAGCGCATCGGCGTCGATCTCGAAATCGTAGCTCCTGCGAGAGGGCTTGAGGTTTTGCTTGTCGGTTTCCTCCTTCTCGTGAGGCTTGCCGAGACAATAAAACCAGAGAGCTTGTTTGACCGCCTCGTCATACGGCTGCGGCCAGTTATCACCGAAGAACGTTGTCAAGACGTTCTCCGGTGTAAGCTGGTCGTCAAGAGCCAAAAGCTCAAACCGCATTCCGACGCGGAAGCTTGTATTGATGGGAACCTCACGACCGCCGACTTTTACCGCATACGGCAACGGGGTCGTTAGGAGATTCATGCTCCGTGTCTCTTATGCTTTGCGCGACGCTGCGCGCGATTGACCGGCGTGATCGGGGGCTTGGACGCGTAGGACGCAGCCACGCCGCGCATTGCGGTGTTGATCTCGTCGGTGATATACTTGAACACGTCGCAGGCGTCCCAGAAGGTATAGCCTTCCTTCATGCCGAGAATCTGGTCGGACATGCCCTCGCCGAGAATCTCGTCGATCGCGTCCATCACAGAATCGCAAAGGTCGTCGAGCGTATGCTCCTTATTGTCGGAGTCCTTCGCGGCCTGAGACACGCGAAGCAGCTCCTTCGCGGCGTCCTGCACCTTCTTCTGAACCTCGTCGGTCAGAGGCACAGTGCACTTGATCTGATCGCAGAAGTTGAGCTCGACCTGGCGAGCGGAAAACTGAAACATTGCCATTTGTCAAATCCTCCTTCTTAAATTACGTCGCGGAGTAGGTGTACTCAGCGGGCGCGGCGTTGGCCTTCTTGACGTCAATGTCGATGCTCGCGCTCTCGCCGGCGGAACCGCTGCCGTCAGAGTTAACGATGATGGACGCCTCGCCGGTTTCGCCCTTGCCGTTCAGCAAGCAGAAATAGACGTACTTGCGAATGACCGCAGAGCCAGTGCCGTACATGACGGCATGGGAGAGGGCAAAGTCCTGGAAGTCATCGCCGATATAGCGATCGCCGGAGACCTTAAAGGCTCTCTGGTTGCCGGTCTTCATGGTGGACTGACCGGCGCGGATATAGGTCTTGTCCTGCGTGATCGGGTTGAGGTTGGCGTCAAGGCCGGTCACGCCAAGCTGCGCGACCGCGTAGTCCTTAACCGTAGCGGAGCCGTCCGCGGAGCAATCGATCGCGAGGACAAAATCGTCGTTGGTGACGAAGCCCTCAAAAGTCGAACTCGGCGTATGGGTCGCCATCAGCTCGGAAAGTTTCATACGGTGCGATCTCCTTTCTGGAAATAAGTTAGTCTGAGTTGAAGCTGATACCGCGCCGTGCCATGCTCGTCGATGACAAACGGGTACGCGGTGGAGCTGATTTCGATTGTACGAACCACGCGGCCCGTACCAATGTCGGGGAACTGTCGGCGTTTGCTCTTGCTCTCGAGCCAGGACGAAAGGCCCTCATAGAAGGCTTGATTGTCCACATTCTGCGCGATGTCATCGCTGTAAAACTCGCGGCTCGATACGCAGAAGAGATATTGCCGAATAGAGCTGCCGTCGAGGTAGCGTTTGACGATCTCAGTGGTCGGCACGGTATCGACCGAGTAGCTCTTCGCCTCCTCAGGCAAAAAATCCACGCTGAGACGACCGTCGGCCAGTCCCTCATAGGCTTTCAGCCAGGCGCGAACGCCATCAATGATCGTCATTTTGCTCTACCTCCTACATAAGCGGCGAAGTCTCTCTTGAGATCGCCCCCACGGTCCGCAAGCATACGCTTATCCCATTCTTTACCTCGCATCGGCGCGCCGTGGTAGTTGAGCGCTCGGCCTGAATAGCTCTTTGGCGCTCGACCTACCATAGCGAGGCCGACATAAACATAGTGGGCGTACGGCCCTGGATAGGTGACTTTGCTGCCGTCAGGGGCGATCTGCTTTTGATTCTTCAAATGCGCTCCTGCGCCCGCGCTCATAGGAACGTACGGGTCGCAGTATTTCGCGACCGAAGTCGCAAGATATTTTCGCGCCTTGTTATCACTGCCGAGACCGTGCTTGGCAAGAATCTTACTCGGCGTGATGTTGACGCTTTTGATCTTGATTCCGAAACTCATACGCCACTCGCCGCCACATGCGGAAGAGTCCCGCGCCGGTTGTCGGCGACCGCGGTGATCTGGAAATAAGTCGAGCCTTTGAGGTCTGCCGGCTTGAGTACCCCTGAAATTTCCCCCTTGACCAGGTAGTCAAGTTTTTCAGGCAAGCAAGACGGAAGAACAGCCTCCGGGATTCGGACCTTATAAACGTTAACCGCTTTCGCGCCGTCAGCCGTGACCGCCGTTTCTGTCTTCGCATACCAACTAACGCCCTGAATGGGGTAGCAGACATACGAGTCAGAAGCAGCGGTCTTGACGTGGTGAACGAGCGTCACGAGCTCGGTACAGGCGAGGAAGTCTTTCATCGGCGGCCCCTCCCGCGGAACAGGAGACCCGTAGGAGCGAGGTAGAGCCGAATTGCATTGCTCAATCGGCCCTGCGCCGTTCCTGCGTTCCTCGACGCGCCCGCGCTTGAAGCGCTGCCCGTCACATAGGTTCGCGAGATGCCGTCGTTCGTCTC